GAAAAGCCAAAACCAAAATCTAAGCCCAAAAAGGTAAAACTCAATGGCGATAACTCTTGATGCTACTGTTGGCGGTGCTAACGCAAACACTTATATAACTCTTGCTGATGCAAACTCTTTTATTGAAGGGCTAGTTTTAAGTGATGACACCGCAGCTTGGGACGGCTCAAGCAATGACAATAAAAATCGTGCATTGTTTACAGCAGCCCAAAGGATAGACAGAGAAAAGTTTTTAGGAGCTAGGGTATCTGATACTCAAGCTTTGGAGTGGCCTAGATCAGGAGTAAGGAAACCTGACACATACACTAACCTGTATGGATTAAGCTTTCCAAATAGATTAGTTGCTGATTATTACCTTGATACTGAAATCCCAGACAGGGTAAAACACGCACAGGTCATCTTGGCTGTATATCTAAACAACAATAGGAACGGGTTAGAACTTAGCGGCTTGGAGGACTTTGCTGCTGTAAGTATTGGTAATATAAATGTAACTCCCAGATTTTATGGGGCTGTGGGCATTGATCGTATTCCACCGATTGTTGACCACTATTTAATGGGTATTAGAATAGGTGGAAGAGCAAACTTATCAATCAAGAGGTCATGAAAATGGGCTACGGCTACGAATATCCAGCAGCAATCATTATTACCGATACTGCTGCCCATACAGGCAGATTTGGTAAGGTGCATTGTTTGACAGATGCAGAGGCAACTTTTGTTGCTGAGAATATAACTGAAAATGGTTCTGCAACTATTAATGGCATCACAATGAAAGCATCATCTGAGGTCTGTGGAGTTATAACAAGTATTACTCTTGCAAGTGGACAAGTAATTGCATATTTCTTATGAGTCTTGCTAATGCACTAAAAAAAGCTGCTAGTGCTTCACTTAAAAAGCTTGGTGGTGATGTGACTATCAGACAGGTAACAGCAGGGGCATACAATACCACTACTGGAGCTATTTCAGAATCTACATCTGATACAACTATCAAAGGTGCATTGAGTGGTGTTTCTAGAAATCAAGTTAATGATTTGATTGAGTCACAGGATAAATTGCTTACTATATCTGCTGGTGATCTTACATTTGTCCCTACAACAAAAGACAGAGTGGTTATTAGTAATGTTGAATTTAAAATTGTTCAAGTTGTTATAAATGAGCAAAATAATACACCAGTAAGTTTTGATCTTATCTTGAGGTAAAGATGGCAAGGCAAATATCTATTGTTCAAATCCCTAAAGTCATGGAAGAAGCTGTAGAAACTTTAGTAGCCGCTACAACTCTAGAGTGGACAGCAAGAGTTAAGAAAGCTACACCAGTGAGAGTTGTTTATAAAGGCGAACCAAAAGGAGGAGGGCAACTTAGAAACGCATGGCAAACAGATATAAAAAAATTTAGTGGCACAGTATCAAATAATCTGCCATATGCAGAGCCAGTTTGCTTCGGTGAAAACTTACCACCCTCATGGAATAACCAATATCGAACAAGACAAAACACACAAGCTGGATTTCCAGAGCTTATTGCAAAAGAACTTCAAAGTTGGGCTGATGGTGAATATAGAAGAATCAAAGGAGGTATATAGTGGCTGCTACAGATTTAAATACAGTTAGATCCACAATAGAGGCTAGGTTAGCCACAGAGCTTGCTTCAAGTCCAGCTATCCCTGTTGTATTTAATAACATGACCTTTGATTCAACAGCCGAAGATACTTTTGTTCAATGCGTCACAAGCTTTGGAAATAACTCATACTTAACACAGGGAGGATCAAGTGATTCCGACAATCAGATTGATGGTCTTGTTTTATTGAATGTATTTACAGAGGAAGGTTTAGGGGCAGGGTCTAACTTTACAATTTGCAAAAGACTTAGGGACTTATACAATAGAATTACAGTATCAAGTGTTATTTTTGACGCACCTATTGGCCCTGAGATTCTTACCTCAAGTCCAGAAGGTAAGTTTCAAACTCAAATCAGAATAACATTTACAATCTACGAGGATCTTTAATCATGCCAAAGCTTGTTATTACAGAAGAAATGCTTGACGCTATTGAAGCTGTCAAAGGTGTAAGAGATCCAAACTATTGGGATCCTAATTGCAAAAGATATATGGAGAGTCAACAAAATCCTAAAAAAGATGTAAAAACTTCCGAAAAGAGTTAATATATTTATAAATCTTTCTTTTTTTTGTCATGGCAGCTATCAGAGGTGATGTTGGCAAGATCATGTTTCATAATGCGGCTGGAACTGAAGCCGATATTGCTGGAACTAGATCATGGTCATTATCAGTTTCAAAGGATACTTTAGAAACTACAGTTCAAGGTAATACTTCAAAGACTTTTATTGGTGGTCTTATTTCTGGTGAAGGGTCAGCAGAATTAATTTATGACAATGCTGGTAACGCTGATTATTTATCATTTGTTGAGGACATATTAACAACAGGTGATGCTGGTGACGCATTGTTTGAACTGTTCCCTGATAGTTCAGCTAGTTCTAAAAAATTAGCTTTTTCTGGAATCATTACAAGTGCTGAGTATGGTGCAACATTAGGAGAAACTCAGTTAATAAACATTTCATTCCAGACAACAGGTGCAATAACCTCTGACATATAGTAAATTAAAAATACTTCGCATTTAATTTATGGCAGAAAAGAAAACCCTCGACCTTTTAAAGGACGCTTTTGACCTTTCTAAAAGGCGAAAATTTGACGTTAAAGATGATAACGGCAAAACAGTATGCAGTTTATATTTCAAGGCTATTACAAGGGCAGATAGAGCCAGAGCAACGCAAAGGGCTGGCAGTGATGATCCTTTAGTCGTTTCTACACATATGCTTTGCCAGTTGGCAGAGAATGAAGATGGAACAAAAGCATTTCACCCAGCAGATTTTGCTAACTTGCAAAACGAGTTACCAGAAAATGTATTAAATGAAATCGAACTGTTTTTATTTGGTGTAAATCAAAACGCAACTATTGATAACGCAAAGGAATCTTAAAGGGGGATAACTGGTTAAATTTTGAGTTCTTCCTTGCAACAGAATTAGGTAAAACAATAAGTGAATTAAGAACACAGCTTACTGAAGAGGAGTTGATATTTTTTGCTGGTTATTATGAATTAAAGTATGATAGAGAAAAAAAAGAAGCTGATGCAATCAAGCGTAAATCAAGATATAGTTAAAGGAGTTATTGTTTAGTCGTGGCAGTTTCTAATGTAGAACTAAGAGTTAATGCCACACAAGCTGTTCAAGCTTTAAAATCTGTTGATGCACAGTCAAAGAAATTTAATACAACAATAAGCGGCACAAGTGGAAAGTTAAAGGCAACATCTGGAAGTTTAAAGTTATTACCAGCAGGGTTACAAGCAACAGGGGCAGGGGCTGTAGCGGCTGGCGGTGGAGTTAAAGTTTTAGGCAATGCAATAAAATCATCTTTAGGTTTTATATTTGGAATTACTACTGCTGTTGCAGCACTTGGTAAAGTTTTTCAAAATTTAGCGGCTGCTGATTTTGCTACTGCAAAGATTAAAACTCTTGGAGTAGATGCTGACGCTTTAAAGCCAAAACTTGCAACATTATCAAACGAACTAAGTGGTCAGGCTTCTACTTTGCAATTACTATCAGCGTCTTATGACGTAGCATCTGCTGGCTTTGGTGAGACTGCTGAACTAACAGATGTATTAAAGGCATCACAGTTAGGTGCAACTGGTGGATTTTCTGAATTAGCCACTGTTGCTGATGCTACCACCTCTGTTCTCAATGCTTATGGTAAGAGTTCTGATGAAGCGGCAAAATTAGTTGATGGATTTATACAAACACAGAATGATGGTAAAATTGTTGTAGATCAATATGCACAGCAGATAGGTCGTTTAGCACCTATAGCGGCTGGTGCTGGTGTAGGAATAGAAGAGCTTAATGCGGCAATATCTACTGTCACTGCAACTGGTGTTCCTGTTGAATCTACCTTTGCTGGATTACGACAAGTTATTGCTGCGATACAAAAGCCGACCAGTGAGGCATCAAAAGCGGCTGAAAAATTAGGAATAGACTTTAGTGCTACAGCTTTAAGTACAAAAGGATTAGGAGGAGTATTAGAAGAACTTGTTGCAAAAGGTGGAGCTAGTGAAGAAACTCTTGCTCAATTCTTTGGATCTGTTGAAGCAAGAACAGCAATATTACCTTTGTTAAATGATCAGCTAGTTTCTTTCAATCAAAACTTAGAAAATCAAGCAAAGGCTCAAGGCACTGCGGCCAAAGCTGCATTTGAAGCACAAAATACAATTCAAGGACAACTAACAAGATTAGGCTCTGCATTTACAAACCTAACAACCGAAGGAGAAATAATAGGAATAGTTTTAAGAGATTCATTAAAAGTTGCTGCTGTCACAGTAGAAGCTTTGAAGAGTGCATTTGAAATTACACTTGCACCTATACGTTTGCTAGTTGGAGTTGTAAAACAAATAGGCACAGTTATTGGAGAAGCTTTAGGAATAGAAGCAACTAATGTTTTATTTAATTTAGAACAAGGTTGGATAGCAATTAAAGAAGCAATTACAGAGGTAACTGGAAGGGCTGAGTTTATAGGAAAAGTTATTGGACAAGTCATTGCAGTAAGTATTAGAAATGTAATCAAATTACAAAAAAAAATAATAGAAGGTTTTTTGAAAGCTTCAGAACCTGTTGTTAAATTTTTTCAAGGTATTCAGCAATCTGTGGGAAATGTTGCAACAAATATAGTCAAATTTTTTAGAACAGCTTTTCAGAAACTTATTGATATTATTCCAGAACCACTAAAAAAATTACTTGGTGGTTTAGAACTACCTAAGCTTAATCTTGATATAGCAATACCAAAATTTTCAAATCCATTTAAAGGTTTGAAAGAAAAACTAGGAGAGTTAAAAGAGGGTACTATTGAATTTTTTGAACTTGAAGAACTAATAACAGCCGAAAACAATAAACAATTAGATGCAAAAAATAAAATAGTAACAACTAATGGAAAGATTACAACAAGTGTTGACACATTGACAGATGCAGAAAAAAGAGCAAAAGAAGAGGCAGAGAAACTTCAAGAAACTTTTAAGCAGATTGGTTCATCTGTAAGAAATGATTTAGTAAATAATCTCACAGACGCTATCACTGAAGGAAAATCTTTTGGTGATGCCATGAAAAATGTTTTAGGCAATCTCAAAAAACGATTGGTAAATCTTGCTATTGATAGAGCTATAAGTGGAATAGGTAGTTCATTAAGTGGTGGTAAAGGTTTTGGAGGTTTCTTAGGTGGATTGTTTGGTAAAAGAGAAAGAGGTGGCCCAGTATCTGCTGGTGGTGCTTTTGTAGTTGGTGAGAGAGGGCCTGAGATTTTGCAAATGGGTTCTAAAGGTGGCAATATAATTCCAAACAGTGCTATTGGCAGAGGTGGCGGAGAAACCAATAATATAGTTACAGTAAATGTAGATGCCTCTGGCTCATCTGTTTCTGGTAATAGTGCTGATGCAAACGCACTTGGTCAAGTTATTGGTCAAGCTGTACAGGCTCAACTTATCAAAGAAAAACGTGCTGGAGGTTTATTAACTAGATAAATGGCAACCTTTCCCTCTATCAGTCCGACTTACGGAATGAGAAAAACAAGTTCACCTAGAATAAGGACAACTTCTTTTGGTGATGGATATGAGTTTAGGGCTTTGTTTGGCTTGCCTTTAACTCAAGATCCAAAAGTATATGATTTAACTTTTAATGTATCAGAAACGGAAGCTGATGTAATAGAAGGATTTTTAAGAAGTAGAGTAAACGATCAGGCAAGTTTTACATTTACCCCACCAGAAGAAGGAAGCTCACAGACAGGGACTTATTCACAGTCAAGTAGTGCAACAGTGACTATAACTATTACAAATCATGGTCTTGCTATCGGTGATGTTGTAACTATTGACTATACCTCTGGC